CATTATTGGTAGAGTTGTCGTTTCTGGTTCATCGCGGCGTTCGGCACAAATTGCTATTGGAGATCCTGATGATGTTTTGTTTTTAAGAGCAAAAAATTGGGGCTCTGGTGATATTCCTGCATGGAGATCTAATAGTAATAATTCAATCTATGCTGATGCGTATAATGAAATTATGCCAGAGTTATGGCGAGGATATGATGGCACCGGTGAGCCATATGGTTTGTTAAACAGAAAACTTGCTAGAACTTACGGGAGAATTGGAGAGAAGAATTTAGATTCAACCATAGAAGGATTTAACCCATGTGCGGAAATTGCTTTGGGCGATGGGGAGTCCTGCAATCTTGCAACTATATTTTTGCCCAATGTTGATTCTCTATCACAATTTAAAGAAATTAGTAAATTGTTGTATATAATTCAAAAACAAATTTCTAAACTTTCTTACCCTTATGAAAAAACAAACATAATTGTTCACAAAAATTCTAGACTTGGACAATCGGTTACTGGGATATTACAGTGTGATGAAAACAAAATTAAGTGGTTAGATGAAGTTTATAATTACATTAGAAAATTTGACGCTGAGTATTCGGCTGAAAAAAACTGGGCTCCTTCTGTAAGGCTGACTACCGTGCAACCATCAGGAACCCTTTCTTTACTTCCTGGCGTTACACCGGGCATACACCCGGCTTTTGCGCCGTATTACATCAGGAGAGTGCGCTTTAATTCTGTTGACCCATTGGTAGATGTTTGTCGCAAACGCGGCTATAAAATTGTTTGGGAGATGGGGCTGGATGGTCGTGAAGACCACAGCAAATATGTGATTGAGTTCCCGTGCAAATCTCCAGAAAATTCTGTTCTTGCTAAAAACATGACAGCGGTTGATCAGCTTGAATGGGTTAAAAAACTTCAAACTATCTGGGCTGATAATGCCGTTTCTGTGACGGTTTATTATCGTAAAGAAGAATTAGAGTCTATTAAAGATTGGTTATCAAAGAATTATGATAAATATATTAAGTCAGTATCGTTTTTGCTTCATGTAGATCATAACTTTGTGCTACCTCCATATGAAGAAATTACTGAAAACGAGTATAAACTAGCGATTTCAAAACTTGATTTGTCAATTCCGGCTGTTTCAACCCCAGAAAACATACTGTTGCCACTTGAAGATTGCCCTACCAACGCCTGTCCGGTAAGGTAATGTTTAGAAAATAAACAAATTACATTTGTATTGCTTAAAAATATTCTTTTTTTAATAAAATTGGTGTATACTTGGTGTTAATGAAGCACGATACTGTCAAAAAAAGTCAATTTTGGGTTCCAGAAAGAGCCTATGGTGTATGTATGTGGATTTTGCCTAACGGACAACCGCTAATGGACGCCGATAAGAATATTCTTTCCGCCGAAGGGCTTGTTGGAGATAGTGTTATTGAAAAGAAAGTGTTAGAAGCCGCTATTTACTGGTCTGGTTCTGACGAAGGAAAGGTTGTTTGGGTTCAAGGGGCAAGGAAGGTCTCTTCATCGGAGAGAGATGACCAAACAGAGCGTTTTAACAACGGCCTGTTGCCCGACCCTTATGAAGATTTTTTTGATGGATTGAAACAAAATGAAAGATAAACATATGATACACATGGAAGATGAGGAATCTTTGAACGAAATTGATGATGTAAATTATTTTGGGTTTGAACCAGTTTCCGTTAATGATGATCCTTTTGTAAAAATTAATTTTAATGATCTTTCATTAAAAATGAAACGCAAAGTTCAAAGATTGGCTAAAAAATATGAAGGAATAGATGGCCTATCTACCAAATATATTGATCCCGAAACGCTAGATGGATATTCCTTATACGATATTATAAATCCGCCATATGATTTAGAAACTCTCGCTGGTCTTTATGATTCTAGCGCCATTCACAATGCATCTGTATCTGCCAGAGTAATGAACACGGTTGGTCTTGGTTTTGAATTTATAGAAACTTTAAAGGCAAAAAGAAAAATTGAAAAAGTGGCCAACGATCCGGACAAGTTAGCCAGAGTGCGTAAAGCCCTTCAAGACGAAAAAGAAAGACTAGAACAAATTTTTGAAGACACAAACAAAGAAGAAACTTTTATTGAAACAATGGTCAAGGTTTGGCAAGATGTTTTAACAATTGGTAATGGCTATGTTGAGTTTGGAAGAAATAATGCAGGGGAGATTGGATACATTGGACACATTCCTGCAACTCTAGTCAGAGTTAGGCGTAAGCGAGATGGTTATGTACAAATTGCTAGAAGCAACAAAATATCTGCGGTCTTTTTTAGAAATTTTGGTGACAAAGAAACCGCAGACCCCATTAACGGAGATTTTAATCCGAATGAAATTATTCATTTCAAAACATATTCACCAAAAAATACTTACTACGGAATTCCTTCTTCTGTGTCAGCAGCAGCCGCAATTGTAGGAGACAAATTTGCCAAAGAATATAATATTGATTATTTTGAAAACAAAGCTATCCCGCGTTACGCAATTGTTCTTAAAGGGGCAAAGCTCAGCAATAAATCAAAACAAGAATTGGTAAATTATTTTAGGAAAGAAGTTAAAGGTCGCAATCATGGGACATTGGTAATTCCTTTGCCAGCATCTATTGGTTCTGAAAGTGATATCAAATTTGAAAAACTAGAAGCTGGTATTCAAGATGCTTCGTTTGATAAATTTCGCAAATCCAACAGAGATGAAATTCTTGTTGCTAATCGAGTTCCTGCACCCAAGGTTGGCGTGTACGATAATGCTAACTTGGCCGTTTCAAGAGATGCAGATAAAACTTTCAAAATGCAAGTTATTGGACCAGATCAGTCTGTTATTGAAAAAAAGTTAAACAGAGTTATTGCTGAATTCAGTGATTTGCTAGTAATGAAATTTAAACGAATTGACTTGATTGATGAAGATATTCAATCTAGAATTAATGATAGATATTTGAGAACAGAAGTTATTTCTCCAAATGAAGTTCGGACGGCGCTTGGCTTGACCGAAAGAACCGATGGGGATATTCCTTTGCCGTTCCCAACCAAAATTAAGAAAGAACAATCTGAGCCTGGTGCTCCGGTTGGAAATTCTAATAACATAGCCTCTCAGCCACGAAACGCTCGCTCTGATACCCCACAGGGGGCTTCGGACCCAAGAGAATCTGGAGACCAAGCCGAGAGGGGCGAAGCACAAGATACCACAGGAGGTTCTGAATGAGTTACAAAGGCGAAATAGTATATTCTAATACAGCAGTTACAAGCGCAAGCGGTACTGTATCTTTAAATATACACACCAGTTGTATTTATTTTTATAATACCCATGCTACAAGCAATGCAACTGTTAAGTTAAATGGTGGTCCGCATCAGATTGTAATCCCGGCAAAAGATAGTGGCGGGGGTTATGTTGCAGTTGTGGGAGACTACCCTAAATTTGAAGTTATAACAGCTAGCGTTACTTTGGCTGTATATGCAGTTGCATAACTTGCATATATTAAAATAATACAATATACTATACAATACAGTATGGATAAATTAAATTTTTCTTTTCCTATTAATCTAATTAAGAAAGAACAACGCATAATTTCTGGCATTGCCACAGCGGATAATATTGATAAATCAAATGACATAGTTGACTTTTCTGCGTCGGAAATTGCGTTTAAAAACTGGCAGGGCAACATTAGAGAAATGCATGCTCCAATTGCTGTTGGTAGGGCAATTAATTATAAGCCAGTAAAAATGAAAGATCTTGAAGGACAAGAATATAATGCAATTGAAGTAGAAGCCTACATCTCAAAAGGTGCTGAGTCTACTTGGCAAAAAATTCTTGACGGAACCCTCAGGGCTTTTTCTATTGGTGGGAAAATTATCAAAAAAGAAATACTTGCTGGCAAGCTTTACAAAAATAGACCAATTCATATTATCAAGGAATACGAATTAGGAGAGTTAAGCCTAGTTGACAATCCAGCCAATGCGTTGGCAACCATTGATCTTGTAAAAATGGACACAAATGGTATATTGGGGTATGTCCTTGGAAACGACCCAAAAGAAGCAGACATACCACGCCTTAAAGACCCAAAGGGGGACTTGACAGCAAAGGGTAGGCGTCTTCTGGAAGGGTATAAAAACACGAAAAACAAAGGCTATTCTACCGAAGATTTGGAAGAGGTGTTGCTTGAATATCTGCTGGAACTAACATTACCTTTAGACCAAAATAATTTAGATGAGAATTTTATTAATGATAAATTGCAAAATGATATAAATTATGATACTGTTGACCATATGGAAAATTCATTGACAGATAATAGGCTGTCTTTAATTAAGAAGTTTATCAACTGGCTTGCGCCGGAAGATAATTTAGAATTGGAAAAATCTGAACATGATGCTGAAACTTCAACTGAAGTGGAAGTGGATGTCAAACAAGTGGAGGAACAAGAAATGGATATTGAAGTTCTTAAAGCTGCGCTTGGTGATGTAATTGATCAAAAACTAAATGATTTTGCAGCTTCCTTTAAACAAGAAGTTGAAGAAAAAGTTAATGCAAAGATTGAAGAAGTTACCAAAAGCGTAGAAACTCAGAAATCAGAGTTGGCTGAGAAGTTGGAAGCAACTGAGAAGGCTCTGGAAGCTCAAACAGCAAAGGTTGATGAATTTGCGCAAGCTGGTGCTGTTAAGAAAAGCGTTGACCCCGAAGATGATGAGGCTGATTTGATAAAATCAGAGCCCAAGCCTTTTTGGGGAAACATGTATTTGCCACAGGGTTTAATTAAGTCCTTGGGCTATAAGTCATAATAGGAGGAAATTACTATGGCAACACAAGAAGAAATCCTCGCTAAGGCTAACGAAGTAACTACGAGCGTCGTTGGCGCTGGGTCAGGTGGCCTGCTTAATGCAGAGCAATCAAATCGTTTTATTGATTTCGTAGTTGATCAATCTAATTTGATGAAAAACGCTCGTGTTGTGCGCATGCGCACACCGACAATGGATATTGACAAAGTATCTGTAGGCACAAGGCTGATGGCAAAAGCCACAGAGGCAACCGACACACAGGCCAATGCTGCAGTAACTTTCACAAAAGTTTCATTGTCAAGCGTCAAGCTTCGTCTTGATTGGGAACTAAGCACAGAGTCTCTTGAGGACAACATTGCGGGTGCTTCGCTTGAAGATCACATTGCCCAAATCATGGCTCGTCAAACAGCCAATGACTTGGATGATCTGTTGATTAATGGCAACACATCGTCAAGCAATGGCCTTCTCAAGGCACTTGATGGGTTTGTTAAATTGGCTCTTGCCGGTGGTACAACCATTGATGAGGGTGGAAACAACGTTAGTCGTGCAACATTTGACCGACTTATCCGCAACATGCCAAGTAAGTACTTGCAGAAGCGTAATGAATTGCGTTTCTTTTCAGGTTCTAACCTTGTTCAGGATATTTCGTTTAGCTTGCAAGCACCAAACTCAGCAACTGCTGCAACGGCAGGTGCTCCGGCTCCAGGCTCAACATATGGTGAACAGGCATTTTTGAACGGCTCAATCCGTGGAAATGGTGGTCCTGGTTCAACAGGAATTTCACCATACGGTATTCCATTGCTGGAATTGCCGCTCATGCCGGAAACAGTCACTGGTGACTATTCCGGTGCTGCGGGTAGTCACACTTATATCGGGCTTACATTCCCGAATAACAAGGTTGTTGGTTTGCACCGCGATATCACGGTATATCGTCAGTTCCAGCCAAAAACAGACACAATTGAGTACACCCAGTTTATGCGTGTAGCAGCTAATATTGAGAATGCATCTTCTTATATTATTGCAAAGAACGTAAAGCTTCGTACACTCTAATTTAAACTAGAAACAATAAATGGCGGGAGGGCTCGTGCTCCCCCGCCATTATTGTTTAATTGATTTAATTAAATATTAATGATAAGATATTCAATATGGCTCATAAAGAAAATATCGTCACAAGTGAGGATGTAGCCCCGCCAAAAACCCCGCCTGTAAAAAAAAGTACCAAGAAAAAAATTACTTCTGTAGATACAACGGGTGCAGTTTTGATATATTTTGAAAGCGGTTATGGATATCTTACAAAAGACGGTATAAAATTTTCATCAGCAAATAGAATTGCAGAAGTTCCAGCAGAAGAGGCTAATGCGTTGCTTAAACTTCCAAATTTTAGATTGCCAAGTGATGAAGAAAAAAAACTATACTATAATATTTAAGAGGGTTAACGGATGGCAGGCAATTTAACAAATTATTTGGAAAATAAACTTCTGGACCATTTTTTGGGCACTACAGCTTTCACTATGCCTTCCACAGTTTATGTAGCATTATTTACTGTTGCACCGACTGATGCTGGTGGTGGAACTGAAGTTACCGGTGGCACTGGACCATACTCACGCAAACTTGCAACATTTACCGCAGCCTCGGCAGGCGCTACTTCTAATGTTGCAAATATTGATTTTACAGGAATGCCCGCCGCGACCACAGTAGCTGTTGCACTATTTGATGCAAGTACATCTGGAAACATGTTGGTTTACGGAACTCTTACTACAAATAAAACAACCGATGCTGGAGATACTCTAAGAATCGCCACAGGCGATCTGGATATCAGCATTGATTAAGGAGACTTTATGCTAAGAAGAGAATTTAACGGAGCGGTGTTACAAACAGCACTGACCGCTTCTCTTTCTGCCTCCGCTACTTCCTTTGCCGTTGTAGACGGTTCCACTTATCCAAGTGGAATAAATCCTTTTGTTGTTGTTGTTGATCGCGGGATTGCTTCTGAAGAAAAGATTTTGATTTCTTCAAGAGCAAGCAATAC